GGTTATTGAAAATAGCTGTAGCTACATCAAGATCAGTACCACCTTCAACCACACAAGTTACGGAGTGACCACCATTACCATATGAATCAGTCACTGCTGTCTGATTCTCAAGAACATTGACTCGGGTAACTCCCTCTACCGCTTCAATCTCAGCCTGTGTACCAGCCAGCCTAGTTTCTGAAGGTAAGGCTACTGATATAGCTTGTCGGGCCCGTAACCGAGAATCAGTCTCAGGAACGGTTCCAACTGTAGCATCAGCAGCATTAGTAACCCCTGTCCAACCAGCAGTAAAGCCACCAATAGGGTAAATAATGGTACCAGCAGTCGCACTAATCGCTCCAGCCTGAGCACAGATAGCTACCGCTCCTACCGTACCTCCGGCTCCTATAATTACAGTAGGTGGTAGGTTCCATAAGATACCGTTAACGTCAGAAATTACCGCACTAGAAACTACGGTACCAGGTACACCAGAGAGTGTTAACACAGCTTGTGAATGTGTAGCAGCTAACCGAGCTATACCATTAATCTTTACTATACCATCTAAAGCCGAACCAATAGCAGTAGCTGGTCCTCTATTGTTATACACTAACTGTGCTAAACCAAAATTATCACTAAGTTTCAAAGAGACAGCAGAGATCCACTGATAGTCAGCTGAGTCGTTTCCAAGATAAGTAGAGGCTCCATAAATCGTCCTATAGGTGTCTATCAGGTCATTTTGAATATCCTGGTAGCTTGGCACCAATAGGCCAGCTGATGTGATAATAGGAGCAAAGTAGGTCATCTCATCCTCAGGTTTGTGCAGTTAGAGACGCTGTAGAACCAGGAGAATTTGTAACATTAATGGTACCAAATTCAGTGGTAACCTTAGCAGCGAAAGCGAACCTTCTATTTTGATAAGAAGCTTTAATGTTACTAACGTTAATAACATGTGGAGTCTGCTGAATTCTCTGAGAGATCAGATTAATGATAACTTGAAGGTTACGTGCGCTCCCTGGAGAACCTAATATAGATTGAAACATCGATAGACCATCTAAAAGATTAAGAAACCACTCTCCTTGAAATAGCCTTAGTCTAGTATTAATGATCTGTACTACAGCTTGTAGATCAGCTATAAAATTCTCTTGACCGTTACCTTGAAAAGGATCAAAAGTAGCTGGATCAATTGCTCTCACTGTAATAACCGCCACGTTACACCACCGGTCCTGATACGCCGCTACCAGTCTGAACGCCGCTATGTGTATGCAGCAAGAAATCTTTCAGATCTATTATAGTGTCGCCACCGTTGCTTTTGATGTGTACAACTGCGGCGGATTCGATCGTGACATTTCCCGTAGAATTGACAACTGTAGCTCCAGTGGTATTGATCGTAACTGCCGGAGCAGTGATAGTAACTCCAGTAGTTCGGAGATCAACCACAACAGTATGATCATCAGACCTAAGTTGAACAGAGTCAGTAGAGTAACCAGGAAGTGTATTGGGTTGAGACCAAGGACCAAATAATGCGAAAGCATCAGAGAGGTCATGACGTCTCCTGTCATACTGCGGATTGATCCCACCATTCTGCCACCAACCATCTATGCACATATCAGCAAAGAGTAGGAGACACTCCGTACCTTCTACTATAGGAAAGGTAAGCGACCAGCCTGGTACTCTCATCATTATGATTGGGACATCTTGAAGAGGCGCAATAGATTCAGCAACTGGAATGTTTTGAATCATTCCAGGTTTAGGAACTTGAGAAGTAACTGGTGGAGGCTTTAATATAAGTTCCTGTATAGCTACTTGAACGGTACAAGTTTGCTTCTCTGCAGAAAAAGATTTTACTATACCAGGTACCGCGCAACGAAGCATGCAGGCCCACTGCCAGGCATGTCCCTCTACAGCCTCAGTAGAGACACCTAGACGCTCAGCTATAGAGAACACGTTACCTCCTAATTAGCGGAATGATCAGCATCTAAAAACTGACCAAGCAAAGAAACTACAGTTTGAATTTGAGTAGCTCCAATAACATCAGTATACCACGCGTTTCCTCTAGTATCTCCAATAAAACGTACGCCTACAACTACATAGGTATCATCTTCAGAGAGAGGAATTGCGATGAAAGTATCTGGCGGTAAAGGATAAGGGATAGGAGCTTGTCGAATGTATTGCTTCTGTAGGGAAACTAAAGGAAGTGGGGCAAGTACTTGAACCTTAGGATCCAAGAGTATGCGGAAAGTTACACCTTGTTGAGTCTGTTGAGGTTGACCAATCAAGCTTAAAGAAACTTTACCAATTTTCTGAGGAGGTCCACCTAGAAGATTAACTGGTGCATAGGTACCCACTAATTCACCAGTAGGCTTCTGCAAAGAATCAGCCTGCCAGTGATGAGCATCAAACCAAGAGAGACAATTAGCTTGTTCAGCTAATTTCTGAAGATACTGGTGCGGTGGACCAAAATAAGTCTTTGCTCGTGGAAGATTAGCTGCTCCACGTTTAATTGGAGCCGCACTTAAAGCTGATTGTATTTGCTGAGGATTCATCTGAATCTTATTAACAGAATTATCAGCAATGTATCTAGCTTGTTCAAATTGTGATAGAAAGGCTGGTGCCGTAGCATTTATAAAATTTTGAGTAGTTAGAGCTCGACTAACTAAGCTATGAATAATAAGTCGCTGATCTACTACATTGTCACGGTCCTGTAAAGTATAGAAGATTTGTCCCTGCCAAATTATTGGTGGAGGAATATCAGGATAATCAGCTTGGTAACCAGCCATTAAGGTAATTGTATCCCCTTCTGAGATAACAGCCTTAGTAAGATTAACTCCTTTAGATGGTCCAGCAGTAATTCCTCCATTGGCATTAAAGATAGTTATTTCAGCGTGCCAAAAAGCCGAGAACGCATACTGATTAATATCAAAAGTAACTCTTAAGGCTTCCGGTTCGAAGGCATCACTAGAGATTATGATATCTGGTGCCCCAGGATTACTTTGAGTTGAACTGAATATCAGAGCCCAGGCCCGGCCAAAGAATGGTATATCAGAGGCTAGAGTAAGTCTCTTTTTATAAAATGTTGTCGGTGGAGGAGTCGGCATGAGACCTCTTAAAAGTTAAATCTGTGTAAAGAGTGTCCGAGTATCCAAATTAAAACAAGGATGAGAATCACTATCTGAATTATTCTAAGCCAAACTGCTGGTAACCCTGGAATCTGTGAAATTCCCCAACAAACTAAACCAGCAACAAACAGAACTATTAAGATTGTTACCAGTAACATGAGCACAGAAACCTCCTACACATCTGGTGTGTCCCCAACCCAAAGTTGGAAGTCACTACCCAGGTTAGTGTCATTTGGATAATCAGTTCCACCTAGACCGAGCTCACCGCCATAAGGACCGGCACCGTACCAACCCTCACCGTATCCTGTAAAAGCTCCCACCTTAGGAACTATATTAGATACATTTACAACGTACCAGCTACCTATTCTAAGGTACCTGTACTGTCCTAAGATATTAGCAGCAGGATAAGAACCAGTAATCAAAGGAATAGAATCCAATAGAAGGTCATTGTTAGTATTAGAGATGCTCATGACCCAGTAACCAGCCATTGAGTCATACTTAAACTTTAAGTTTAAAGAAAGTGGACCACCATCTACCGTTAACTGAGCAGTCATAGTCATATTAGGAGAAATAGATAGTGGAATAACTTGAAGAGCCATATCTACCTCCTAAAAGAATGGAACCGTAGTTTGACTTAAACTATTGCTACTAACATTACCGGCTCCAGGAATGTTCGGATACTCAGTAACATCAGGATAGAGATCAGACGGTATAACATTAGTAGTAACTGTACCGGCATTAGGTGGAGTTGCTTGAACCGTACCTTGAGCCGTTTCTCCAGTAGACTGCTCACGTGCACTCAATGTGTTGGTAGTGATAACACTAGCAGAAAGAAGCTCTTCAAGAACTACAGTAGCTTTCAAGGCCCGTTTAGTCTTATTATCATCTGAAGTATCTATACTAATAATCAACATGTTATTATAAGTATCTAAACGTGTAGTTAACGTAATTAGTCTACGGTTCTGTTGAAGGGCTTTAAGGGTCTGCCAAGCTGAGATACTTTTAGTTGCGTACCCTGTCCAAATTCCTTGAGAAAAAGAAGCCATACAGTCACTCATACCAATCTCAAGAGTAATCTTAGCAGGATGCAGGTAAGCGTGATCAGAAATGTTAGCTCCAGTAAGAACAGGGTGACTAGTTTTTTGCATTCTCCTATTATGCTGTAACCTAAACACAGCATCAAAAACATATTTAGTTTCTACTGGAGAACCTTGTTTAGGACTAACAGTATAAGGTGGCAAAACTACACTAAGTATCGTTAAAGCTGGTTGAGAATATTGAGGAGGAGTCCAGATACCTGATTCTATATCTACTGGAAAAGGTTCCTCAGGAGCCATTTCAATTTCTACGGGCGGTTCTTCATTAACAGCAAAAATAGCCGGTAAAAAGATTCCACTAGCCATTAGTGATAAGGACCTCCAGCCACTTGAGCCGTGTCACGTTGATTCCTCACAACGAAGGCTTCCTTGATAGCTTCAGCTACCATCTCCTTACCTACATCATATGGAGTTTCAGGAGGAATAACTATAGTTTGGTTCTGAATATATACGTTACCACCTTGAAACGTCTTATCCCATTTTTGCATGTTTCTAATATAGTTTTCAGGAGTATCTTCATACCAACCACCTGCTTTAATATCCTTAGCAAATTCAGGAATAGTTCGAGCTCCTAGAACACCAGTAGAGGCGTATCTCTTTTGTTTAATAAAGTTAACCCAACCATGTTCAGCTTCTTCTAAAGTATTATAATGAGTATATACATCATGACCTCCTTCTTTTCTATGGCCAATACCTGCAAGATTCAGATCTCTTTTAAATACGTCACTAGTAAAACCTTTAGTTTCATGAGCCCACTGGGCTAAGATGATGTGAGCCGGGATACCAGTTGCAACAGAAGCTACCGCAGCTAAGCCTTTCATTTTAGTAAATAGATTGTGACCAATAATATCAGTACCTAATACACCAGCACCAGGTACTGGTGTACCAGTTAAAGCTCGACCAGCCCCACCAAGAAAAATGTTCATGTAACTATCATCTAAAGGAGTCATGTTTAGGTTCTTGGCACCAGTAACTGGATCAAATCCATGTGACCTATTATAGGCTACAATACCCGCGTAATCAGGATTCTTAGTCCAATTAGCCTCACCACCAGGTGTCACAAGGTCTCTAACATCAGCTGCCATTGATACAGACTCATCAGCTGCTTTCGAAGCCCACTCTTTAGCTTTACCAAATTGAAAACCCCCAAAAGGAGAAGCATAATGAGATGCCATCAATGTATCCCATACAGCTGAACCAGCATGAATAGCTATCTTAGCCATCAAATCAAGAGACAGTATAGTTTTCGTAATAATATCTAATAGATCTGTAAGGGTCTTTGCTAAGTTCTTAAAATTTACATCAGCATTCTGAATAGACTCATCATCATCCATGATACCAACTAGTGTCATGAATCTCTGAGTAAGCATCTTAACTATGTCACCAGTATCACTCAGAACTGTCTTAGCATCATTCCAAGCTGGAACAAAGACACTTGAAATCTGCTCAGATATCCATGGAAGATTATCTTGAATTTCTCTATTAAAGTCCTTGAATTTCTGAAGAACCTCATCTTCACTGTAACCTAGACTTTGAAAAGCTTTGCTTACTGCTCCAGCTACCGCTAATTCAACCTCCATACCAAAAATCTTATATTGATCTTTCAAAAGTCTAATAGACTTCATGTTCTTATCAAAAGTAGGTCCAAGCTTTTCTTGCATCTGAATAACTTGCTCATACATATCTTGAAAACGTTTATTAAGCTCAGGATCATAAGCTACTTCATCTAAAGTCGCTCCTAAAGCGTCTAAAGACATCTGCATCGCGCGAGCAGACTGCTTAGTCATCAACATACGCAGACCAAGCAACCTATAAGACTGATCAGCCATAGCTGTTCTATCAGCTAAAGCAACTAAACCTAAACCAATCGCTCCAAACGCACCTACAAAAGCCGCTTCCATCTTAAATATACTTGATATAGAAGCAGTAGAGAAACCCTCTACCATCTTAGTAGCATCTTTAAGAGTGTATCCTAACTTAGCAAAGGAGGTAGCATCTGGCAAAGCAACGACTTTAATGAAGTAGGACTCAAGAATATTTTCAGCGATGGCACACCAACCTTTCAGAGTTACTTACCGTACCATGGTGTTTGAATTCCTGAAGGACCTTTTTGCCACTGTTTAATTGCTGCTTCAGATTATCTTAACCTTATATAAAGTACTTATCGTTTGACCTACATATTTTCTACCTGATTCTTTATGAGTAACACAGTAGATAAGGCCGTTTTCAGCCACCACTGTTCCTCCTTCTCCAGTCATTCTGCCGGATACTGTTTTCCAACCTTACGTCTAGAATCTCATTAATGTCGAGGAGGTCATCTGCATTATAGGTGCCATCAAATGTTTCATGAAGCTGCCAAAGTCCAGCTTCAACTGGCCTAGCCAACAAGACACTTAAATTAGGATACGTCATAGGTTCCCAACCTATGTCTTCGGTGTCGGAGAATTCGACTCGGCGACGGTTAAAAAAGGGGAGATGCTGAACAAAATAGAAGCTGTAACAAGTTGAAACACGATGTCAGCGTCGGTTTCAAGTTCAGGTATCGTAAACGCGCCGCCAGCAGAGAGTAAGGCCGTAGGGAAGGACTTATCTTCCTTAGTATCTATCCAAAATATCTGCCGGAGAGCGATATTTTCGAGTTCCATAAACTGCTCTCTCGTGCATCTTCCAAAGGCCGTGGTAAAGGAATCAGAACCAGCTTTCTCGCCTAAAAAAGCAAAGAGCCAGCATGAAGTCCTGGCATCCAGCTTATTCAGTTGATATGTCCGGTCCTTTAATGTAATAGTTTTTGTGGTTTGCCGGTTCTCCACTTGATCTCCTAGATGTTAACAACGTTAGCGGCCATGAGTTTCCAGGTAACCATGCCGCCGGCCGGACCATAGGGTTTATCCGGAATCTTGGCCGGAGACACGCCTGTAAGGATATGAGTTGATCCACTGATAAGATCGAGCACCTTAACTGCAGCAGCTGCGAAAAACTCAGCATTTTGGTTTTCACTTAAAACAAACTTAATGTTCGCCCAGTTCAATAAGAATTGATGGAGCGTACTATTTTGTTGGGTTTCGATGTCGATGAAGCCAGACGCACCAGACACGTAACTTACCATGATAGTGCCGTCTGCCGCCGTATCATGAACAGTGCGCTCAGTAGCGTTGCCGATCGTCAGACTCTTCACGCCCTCCTGCCCATAGAATGGGAAGGTTCCCACGTCAGGATCTGTGAAGGCCCCGACTACGCTTTTGAAAGCATATGTAACCATCTTTGATTCCTTTCTGAGTTAGACCTGAACGAGAACCTCGATCGTGACGAAGTGAACGGCACCAGCTTCAATGAGCGCCACATAGATTGGTGGAGCCTGTCTAGCAGCTACTTTTGCTGGATTAGCTTTGCCCCAGGTCGCATAGGTCGGAGTAAGCACAATGTAACCCAGAGGTAAAGCAGTCCCAGGAGTAAGGGTAAGAATAGTCTGACCTTGCCATACTCCTCCCGCAACGAATCCAGTCAAAGCTGACTGCTGTAACGCCCGCTCAACAGCTTGAACAAGCGTCTGCTGACCAGAATCAGTTTGTGGAACTTTCGGTACCGATGTTAAGAGGTTCATCACATTGTATTGGATGTTTGCCGCTAAAACATCGAGTCCAAGAACCTGATCAAAGAAGGTTAGCTCAGCTTCCATGGTACCTTGTTCAAGGATACTATACGCATTAGCGTAGTTCAAGAACAGGTTACCATTCGGACCCTCAGCAGGTACCATACCCTCAATGTTGGCGATCTGATAAACAGCTAATGGTTCAGTAACTACTCCAAGTAGCGGCACGCCGCCGCTAAACTTCTCAGTAAAGGAAGAATTCTGAAGCTGAGTATTAGATGCCATAGCTTGACCCATGATAGCTGCCGTGAAATAGGCTTGGTTAGGATAGGAGCCACCTTGAGTTGTAGCATACTGCATCCAAGTTCTCTTTGAGGAAGCGCTGTAAAGAGTCTTCAAGACACTTGTAGAAGAGCCGGCCAGAGCATCAGCATCCGCTGTGTTACCAAAGTATACTGTACCAACTTGGCCTAGCACCCAATTTGAAATATCGATATGGTCTTGCTTAACAGCTCCACAGACCATAAACACGTACCAAGTAGGCTCCTTAAGCCGGCAAGCTTGAGCAGCTTGTAAAGCTGATTCTCCGATACCAGTGATATTAATTGTGAGCCCAGTTCCGGTAGATGGAGCAACTGCCACAGTAGCTAAACCAGTAGCTACTGAGTAACCAGTTCCTTGGTTACCACTAAGTATCTGAGCGACTGTAACCACACCAGCACTAACTCCAATTACCGTACCAATACCGTGACTAGCCCCAGTCTGAGTAACAGTAAACTGATCACCAATAGCGTAACCAGTTCCACCAGAAGCAACAGTAAAGGTACTAATAGCCGTAAGATCTCTGAAACCTACGAAGCCAGCTTGAGGTGGCGGCGACTGACCGAAGTACAACTGCATAGCAAGGTACTCTGGATCAGTATTCGCGAAACCATCAGCTAGCATCGCCGTTGACCAAGTTCCTTGAAGATACTTTCTAACTCTTGAGTTAGGGCCATAGCTCGGAATCGCACCTGTCTTTGATCCGATAACCAGACCAGTATTGAATGAAGGTGCCGCAACTTGAGGCGCAGAAGTAACTACGGTCACATCCGCAATGATACTCAAGGGCAGTGGCTGTGTAGACATAATCAAGACTCCTTACTTCATCTGTTAGTCCGGTGCAGTGACCGTGTAGTCCGCAATCATACCGTCTTTAGTGTAAACCTGTATCTCGACAGATTTGACCGAACCAACGGAAAGGATCTCGGTTACTTGCTCGTTCAACTCAACTTCTAAATCAACACGTTCCCACCATTGACCTTGAAAATTTTCTGGTACACGTTCAGGCTCATGGATTGAAGGATTAATATAAAGATTCTTCTCAGCCAAGAGACCATCAATAAACGGTACCTTGATCAGAGCAGACTGCACGGCCTTAGCGTTATTGAGACTATTAGGACCATAAAAAATCCATATAGTCTTCCAAGACCGAGTAAATACGTCTTTTCCAACCATGTCAATAGGACTACCGTACCTGCTGCTACCCCACTCGTCTAGACCCCAACCTATAGATATATCCTTAACCAACTGATTATCCCTTAGCCTAGAATAATCAGTATCTATCGGCTCTGCTCTAATATAAGTTACATCATCTGTAATGTTATTAAAAGGCTGGCCTTCTGTTCCCCATCCTATTCTTACCCAGGACCATACATTCGGATCATTAAGATCCAAACCAAGCATGACAGCTGTGGCGTATTGAAACGCAGTCTCAAGTTCCTTAGGTGTCAAAGCAGTAGACTGCATCTGGCTACCATCAGGATAGTAGATTGTGCGTGCCATTAGTTACCTGCCATTCTTACAGCGAAAGCTTTCCAGTACTTACGGTTAGGGTATGGAAATACATTCATAACTCTCCAACGGAGATAACTCCAAAGGAGAATGTCACTAACCTTTTGAACACCAAAGTCAGTGGGATCAGTGTCTACCTCAGTAACATAGATCCTTGGTACTGTATGAAAGACCATGGTACCAGTGATCCTATCAGCTTCAGGAATCATTTCAAGATCCTGAGGTCGAGCTACTGAAACCACACCTTGAGCTTTAATGTCAGTAAAGACAGTGACCCAACCACCGAGTTCGAAGGTACCAGTAGACCGTCGGATCATGAAATCTTCCGTCAGTACCCCATCATCTATTACAAATGATAGGTCATCTACCTCACTCATGTGATCTTCTCCATCCTACCTGGCTTATCATTCGGATCCTTATAATCTACTAGTTGATAAGTAATCGCATTCTTCATAGCTGCAGTATAAACACCCGGCTTATCGAAGCCCTTATGAGCCACAGTAGCTGGAGCATTACGAGGCCAGTCACTAGCTTCAAAATAGTCTCGAAGAGCTTTAGCAGCAAAGCTACCTGTTTTCTTTAAGATATTAATAGACCGAGCCTCATCACCATCAAGTAGAGCCTTAGTAGACTCACCCAGTAACTGAGCAATTTTCTTTTTATTACCAGCATCATCTAAAAGAACTGTCTTAAACAGAGGTCGAGGAGGTTGCTTACGTAGAGGAGACCCCCTCTCAAAAATTGAAAGAAGATAAGCGTTACTTAAAGTAGTACCCGATTTAGCACTAAGTAACCTCTGCTTCATCTGTTGACTTTTCTTATTAGGACTAGTAAACCTAGAAGCTCTTTTCGAAATAGCTTGCCGGCGTCGTAAAGCTGTTGGGGTATCTCCAGGGATACCTACAAATAG